AAAAAGGTAATTACACCTACTCAGTAGAGCTGCACCATGCTTCACTTTAAATCACATGGGATCTTGACTTATATACCCAGACTCCAGTGGAGAAAGGACAAAGTAGGAACTAACACTCAAACACCAGTAAAACCCAGTGGGAAAGGTTGACCTGTACGCCGACGAACGGTATACAGTAGTATTAGAGAAATCTACCAGTCAAGTAGATCCTACGGTTCGTCGTTAATATTCAGCAAGCATATCTTCCATATAGGTAGAATATGCCTTGACGTTTGGATAGATACCAGTTTGTTTGTAAAATGTCTTTACAAGCTTAGGTGTCCATTCATCAAAAACCTGTTTACCATGAACTGAAAGTTCACGGCAGGCTGCTTCAATATTGTCGCACGTTGCGGCTTCGTGATTAGGACAATCACGAATCCAATTACACATTTCTAAGCAAACGCTTAGATCCAGAGGTGCAAACCAAATACCACTTTCTTTACGGAAAGAGCGTTTAAGGTAAGCCACTTCAGGAAGTGTTTTATAGGGAATTAAATTCCCTGTTTTTGCCTCATCGGTATATATCATACCAAATGTAGCATAAGCTTCAGTCACATCTAATTGGTTGAACCAATCAACTATAGAGTCACTGAAATTGATGACATTATCATCTCCATAAGAAACCATGGAGACTACGTCATCAAAAGAAACTCCTGTAATCCCTGCTGCTTTTTGGCAGCGATAGAATGCAATACGCATACTAACGGAATTATAGAAAGAATTCAGGACAGTAGTAATAGGATTACCACTAGGTTGAGAATGTGTGGAACTATAAAACATATTTTCACACAAGTGAATGGAATTGAAGATATCCAAGAAAAGAACTCGTCTAAGAGTTTTATTCTCCTCAGAATCATCATACCATTCATTGATTACGTCAACAAAAGATGACATAATACAGGAATTCAGAGTCCCATCGAAAGTTGAGAAGTCACCAGCAAAAACCTTATCACCAAAGCGACTCAATTTTGCAGCTGTTTTCTTCCAATCTGAACTAAAAGGATTAGTCCCAATGGATTGTTCATTAGAAATTCTGTTCTCCATAACGTTGGCCATAAATCCGAGGAAATACATTCTAAAAAGAATGAGATAATCCATAGGACCCGCAGCAAAAACACGAGTTTTAAGCTCATCCACTTTTGCAATGGGCCTACGCTCGTCTTTGAGGGTATCAGTCCAAATAAATGGAATACGAACACCTCGTTTGGCTAATTTTTCTAGCCTCATGATACGTTGTTTGACTTGTTCATCATAAAAATACACATCATTACCAAACCACGTAGTTTTACC